TTGTGACATCACATACTTCATATTTTATGTTAACTATGGAACAAATTTTCAGGTCTGATATAATCCAATCTCACAACACTGGCGAAGGCCAGAGCGGGATTGTTGGCGGGTATGTTCGCCCACCAGTAATCAGCAAACAAGGGGGGCGCCCGGATCGCTCTGGACACGCTTCTTCAGTTAAGTCTTACGATTGGCCCGCGGTTTACGAGGTGTGGGTTGCGGGCTATTTAATTTAGTTGTCGTATTCATCCCAGTGCTTATAGATGCATTCAACGTAATTTGGATTGGGAATCGTTTGAGTTGGATCGTTAGGGTAATCAGGATTAGGGATTCTTGGTGGGATTAAGTTGTAAGGATTAATAAAGCATTCTGCTGTTGGTTTATCCCAGCGAAACGTGAATGTTGCTGGGCCTGTTGTATCAATATCGGAAGTGCTGCCAAAACCAGAGCCTGGGGGATAATAAGTATCATAAGGATATCCATTCAAATGTTCGGGTAAAGGAATTGGAGTGGCTTCGTCGTTTTTAGGAGATATAACCATTGCTGTTGGTAATTTGCTGATATCTTTTCGTGTTTGCTGCATTGTTCCAGGCACAGTGATTGAGCCGGCATCTCCGCTAAATGGCGGATTGTCAGGGTCAAAATCTATCCAATGGTCGCATCTCACAACAATAGACTCATCTACAGAGACTGAGGCATCCTTTGGCCAGCTACCATAATCAAGATAGACTGCGTAATGACATTCTGGTCGATCGTAAGCCTCAATTGAGGCTTGAATACGAAGCTGCCCGCGTTTCCAATCGTAAGTAAAGGACATCCCTTGAAAGATTCTGTAAGCATACGAAGCCAGCATGTTCCCGCCATCATATTTAAACACCCATTTGGAACCGGCTGCGGAAGCGGAAGTATCCCAAGTGACTTTAAAGGGATATGAACGGCCTTGAGTTCGAGACAAAAAAGGCAGGTTTTGTCCGTTTGTTTGATCCGTCCATCCGGCCCACTCTTCACCACGATCATACTGGTGCACCGCCAAACATCGTCGCGATTGAGCTGTTGATGGGCTTGGCCCTGTAAATGCTGGCTCGCTTGACTCAAAATCAGCAGAAACCCATAACCCATCAAAACCAAATGGATAAGTCCCAATCACTCCATATCCCGGCTGTAAATTCCCTACATTCTGGATCGGCGAAAAAATCCCGCCCTTATAATTATCAACTTTCGCCTGCTCAATCTGCTCAGAAGACCGGGCCATCATGTGATTGGCCCGGTCTTGACGGCGTTCCATTTCGATCAATCGTCGCCAGAATTCATTCATAGTTTAATCTGCTTGCGCTGGTGGAGGCGGTTGATAGATTGGCGTTTGGAGCGATACTACAAAGGCTTGCAGATTGGCGTTTTTATATTCCAGATCCGCCATCCGGCGTTCCATTTCCATCAGTCGTCGGTAGGCTTCGTTTAGGTTTGCCACTCTTCACCTCTTTCTTTTCTTCCACAAAGAGAAACACAGGCCGTCCCAGTTCGTTCTCGTCACAAACGTAGGTCACGGAATCGCACTTGGCCACATACGCTTCCGCAGCATCACGGGTCGCGAATTCGCCAGCATCCTCTTGGAATGAGCGATCAAGGAAGTGACGAGTTCGTTTCAGGTGGATCATTCTTACTGTCCTTGATTCGCGTTGTAGTTTCTGCCGTCCAGCCCATATCCAGTTTCAATGTCACCCGCTGCGGTGTGGAAGTTGTTGGACGAGCCTTGACCGTCACCATCCAGTGTACCCGTTGCCGCCGCTTCAATGGCGTTCTGCTGTGCGTTGCGAGCCATGTCAGCACCCATGGAGACCGCTTCCGCTCCGAGCTGCTCCGCAGTCTGGGTGAACCCTAAACCGGCGTTACGCAACCGGCCAGCCTCGTTCGGGTCCACATCAAAGGTCTTGGTTGCCAGATCCATCGCTCGTTTATCTTCGATCGCGTTGGTGTTGGCTCGTGGCAGTGCGTCAATCGGGTCAAAGTAATCGGTTCGCTGTTCTTCGCGTGGTGAAGACGGATACATGCACGGATGAAACACGATGGCCGATTGATCAGCATATGGGTTTCGACGATTGGAGAGCTGATATTCTGTCATCACAGGTACGTCACCGTTGCCGTGGCTCCAACGAATGGTGCAGCCTCGAACATCGGTCGTCAGGAAATCAAACTTCTGAACTGCGGTTGTGTCCCAGGCTGGATCGGACCAGGTCACATAATATCCGCTTCCGATGATCACACTGACATCCAGCCTGGTAGCCGATCCTTCGATGATCGTATCCATATTGTTTTCGAGCTGTTGTGTAGCCCACTGATACATGACAGGCTTATCAATCACGTCCACCCAGTCGCGGTTATTGATATAGCGAGTGCGTTTTAAGCCGTCCACCGTGAAACTTGTGCCGCGATACTGAGGAGTCAGGATCGGGTTGAGCGGATCATTGGAATTCGGTGTTTCCAAATCTGCAGGCGCTGGTGCTTCGAGTGCGTTTCCTGAGACTGGTAGTAAAACGCGAATTTCTGTGGGTTGGCCTGATACGTCAGCTCCACCCACTTCCAAGTTGAGGGAATTTCCAAACACAGTCACCACAGCTCGATCAAAGATAATATCTTCGGTCTTGCGATCGACCTGAAATCCAATCGTCGAAGACTGAGCACCAACGGTGACTCTGGCCAGTGCCGTTTGCGTTACTGCAACCTCAACCTCTACACCATCCACAAGCGTTTTCCATGTAACCTTGGCAGGGAAAGCAGGCTGAACACGTTTGGCAACACCTGTTCCGTCTGGCATCTTGGCGTTGATTTTGTATCGACGCCAGGTGAGCATGCCCGGCCAACGGGTCGCGGTCAGTGTGGCCTTGGTAAAATCTGTGTTCGTGAGCGGAGTGGATAGGACCAGATAGCATCGACCGCCCTCGATCTTTGTGTTGTCAACAATACTAATTGACGCGGTGCTCACCCATTGATTATTAGGTTGCGTCAGGCGTGTGGCTGAAACCTTGCCGCCATACTCATTGGAGTTCTGGCCCCAAACGCCTTCATCCCATTCAAGCGAACGTTCCGCAGCTGCGCCGGGGATCACGCTGTTGGCAGGTGGTGCAAGTGCTGTCACAGGCGTAAAGAGCAGGAAGGCCGGGCTGGTGAGCTTGGGGTCCGTGATGTCAGCAATGTAATCAGGATTCGGGATCGTTTTGCTGGGATCTTCAGGGAATGCAGGATCAGGAAGCGTAGGCGAAACTTCGTTGGGGCTGGACGTGGTTCTTGGTCGCCTGCATAGACAAGTGCCTTCCACAGAACGTGGAACACCCGCATAAGTGACGGAGAGCTTCCACTTGGACTTGGCGTCCTGATTCGATGTGAACCAAGGCTTGATGGCAAAGTCTTCAGAGATTTCGCCTTTGTTTAGTGACAGCTCCATTGGCTTGACGTTTGGCCCACCACGAACGACCACACGGGAAAAGCTGTTGGAGTAGTTGCGCTGGACCTGTGGAGCTGGGTCGGTGTGCATGCCTAATGAGATTGGAGTGATCCGTGTGGCCGCGTTTCGGAATCGGAGTATTCCGTACAGTCTCTTGCCGTCATAATCGCCAGCGCCCTGCGGTTGCTCCAGAACTGGCTCGACCCACATGGTGTGATTCGGAGCCGCAGCTTGCAGGATGTTGCGAATCCCTTGCAAGAGGTCATCACCACCAAACAGGACCGGCTTGGGTGCGATCATGGCCGATAGATAGGGATCACCGATCAGGTCGTTTCGGGTACGCTCATCAATCTTGTAAATCGGTGTGGTTTGCGTGGTGTCGAGATAATACTTGCCGAAACCAAACGCGATGTTGCGTGGATCAGGGTCGGTTTCTTCTGTCGTCAGATTTGCCAGCTCGTCAAAGTGTTTTGCGGTTGTGTATTCTTCCAAGACGAGCAAAATCATCTCGGCCAAATTGAGATCCGCGTAGGTCGGATCATACATCGTGTCTGTTGTGGCCAAATTGAATTGTGCTTGCCCTGTGCCATCAAACGGAGAGACCACTGGCCACTGAGTCGCGAGATAGTCAGCTCCTAGCGCCTCATAACCATACGACCATCCATGATTGCCCAGGCTGTTCACACGGCGTGTCATCTGGCCCAGAAAGACCAGTTTCCACCATGGCTGGTCAGGGAACGTGGAATAGGTGGTTGTGGGGCCTGGTGGCGTGTAGCCGTGTGCCGCATCAATCTTGCCATCATCGAAGAATAGAGCTACGGTTTTGTTGATCCACGGATCCAGAGCGATCGGGAACGTGGATTCCTGCGTGAAGTGAAGGCTGGGAATTTCATCCTTGATCCATGGAATCAAAGATTCCATGCGGATGTTATTGGCGTTCAAGTCGATGTATTTGCCGTCGATCCAAAGTTGTACGTCGCGGAGCATGAACACCTCTACTTAATTGGACCGCATGCCGCCTTGGAAGCCCGGTTTGCGATTTCCTGCTTGCATCTCCTGCATAGCACGCAACCGGCTCATCTCTTGACCACGGGCCGTCAGTTGCAATTGCTTGAACATGGTTAAATCCATTTCGCCAGTTCTCATCATGGTACGAACAATATCTGTGCCGATCTCCTTGATTTCTTCCGTTGTTTTCTTGGCCTGCTCTGCGGTCATGCCATCATTCTGGAATTTAGCAAGCAGTGCCTGTTCTTGCTGCTGACCTGTGTTTTGTCTGGCCACCTGAGCGGATCGACTGGTCCCAACAGCAGCGTTCTGGCGTTGGACGGCCAAACCTTCTGGAGTGACGCCCATGCGATCCATTGCTCGATCGCGGATTTCTACGCGTTTTTTCTCTTCTCGTTCAGCTAGTTTCTCGTTTGCTTTGTCATCACGTTCAGCCTTTTTCTCTGCTGCTTCTTCAACTCGTTGGCCAGTTGCTAACATGCGACCCATTCGGGCAAAGGCTTGAGTCTGTGCCGCAGCCTTTTTTTCTCTAACGATTCGCGACTCTTTCATTTTCTCGATTGAGTCTTCTACAGCTTTGTCAGCCTCATCAGACTGTAGTTTCTGGATGTGGTAATCTCGCAACTGAGCCGCTTGCTCAGGAACGATTGCGGCCATATCCTGATAAGCCTTGTTGATATCATCAATGGTTTTGGCGTTCTGCATGCGAGCTAAAATGTCATTAACGGTCTCTTGTTGCTCCTTGTCCGTTGCGGCCATCGCTGTCGCTTTGCCTTGTTGTATGTACCTTTCTCGCTCATAAGGTTTAGCAACTGCCAGCATGTCTCTCGCTGCGTCTTCACGAGCTTTTCCACTCTTGCCAGCATTACGCATAGTGAATTCGTCGCTCATCTTTAATCCAGCCAGAGCCGCTTCATCCTCTGAAAATTGCGGCTGTTGCTTGGACAAGTTGCTGAGCATTTCCTTTTTGAGATTCTTCAACTCTCCAGTATCAACATACTTCTCTTTAAAAGATTCCTGCTGTTTCTTTACTCTTTCGGCTTCAATCATGCCAACGTTTTCGTCTGCTTCTTTTCCTGCCTTCTGAGCTGCTTTTTCGTCAGCCAAACGCTTTTCAGCATCGGCCAAATCTTCAGTGACGTTCCGCAGTTTGCTACGGTTTGCAAACGAAGTGTCCTCTGATTCAATTAGTTTGTCGTACTCTTCTTTTAACCTTTTTACTTCGGCTGTTTGCCGAATCAGTTCGTCAGAAACCTCACCTAACTTTGGCTTGACTGACTCATCTATGATTCCTGATAGTTTGATGAGCTTTTCACCAAATACAAAAATCCCTACGCCTGCAAGTTGTAAAGCTCCAGCCAGACCGGCACCTAGTCCGACTCCCGTAACTAGTTGCTGCACATTATTTAAAATTGCAGGAAATCCACCTTGCGCCAAGTCCTGCATAGCGTATGCAAAACCGCCAAGACCACGGCCCTTGCCCGTTTTTTCGCCTGCTGCTTCGCCTAGAGTGTCGTCAAGCTCTTTGACTTTCTTCTTTGTTTTTTCCGCTTTATCCGTGACATTCTCAAACGCATAATCAGACAGGCCCATAGCTTGGGCCAATTCTTCGAATCGTTGCTCTAAAGCCTTTATGTCCTGTACACCATCGGTGGACAGGACCAGGCGAATCTTTTCATCAGCCATAGGTTTGATTCCCTAGCAAATTGATTACGGTGCTGTTGGTGTTGTGCCGACCACGTGCGCAACGGTCAGATCAAGATTTGCGGCTGTGGAATCAAAGTGCGGTGTCAACTGTGCATTCTGCGTGAGAAAGTCGTTGACTGGGAAGTTGTCCGTCAGTGTGGTCAAAACCAGATTGATCCACTTGAAGGTTAATGTTCCTGTGCTTGTCAGGTCTGAGAGCACCAGGTTGGATTCTGGGTACTGAACTGAGGCCATTCCGTTGATGATGTTCAAATACCGCGTTTTGAAGTCCCATGAATCCACATCCCAGACTGCCGCAAGTGTGGGCGTCCAGCCATGGTGCGCCATAGCGTTGACCGTTGCGCCCTTATTCATGCGTTCAGTCAGCATGTGTTTGATGTCGATCGTCCATGAACGAATGATCGAATCCAAGTTTGCAGCCGTTGCGCCCGTGCCAAGCGTCAACGTGGACTTGTTCCAGCGATACGGCTTGACTGGCAGTTCGAGCGTGCCGGGCTTGGGAACGGCTGTTGTGCCACCGGGGAAAAGTTGTGGGTCAGGTAAGTCAATCCGAGTCGAGCCAATAAAATTGGCCTGAATCGAGACTGGCGCTTTGCCACCATCGTTGGAGCCTGTCACGGTGGCTCCGCTGAACTTGACGCCTGTGAAACGATCTTTCCAGACGATACCTCCGTTGCCAATCACCACACGATCAATACAGTAGCTGGGCAGATCCTGCACGAAAGATGTGGGGTCAAACGTGGGTTCCAGAACAGCCTTTTTCCAGAACGGGGCTTGCTCGTGATAGAGAACCGTGTTGATGGTCCCAGCGATCTTGTATTGTTCTGAGCCTGATAGTCGGCTCGTCAGGCCACGCTTAGGGACAACAGACTGAATGTTCCACGGTGTGAACGTCTGCGTGATGGTGGGCGTTTGCGTCCCGTAGTCAACCCAGATATAATCCGTGTTGAGAGTTGGGTTGACCTTTGGGCCACTGTTGTAGCCTCCCGTTGGAGGAGTTGTGGTGGTCCTATCTTTTTCGACTGTGATTCGCACGAATTGTTGCACGTTTTCAGACCTCTCTAATTGCGAGTGATACCGACAGTACCGCCGTAGAAACCAACGTCCGTGTGTCTAAGTTTGGGTTGTATGTGATGGCCGCTTGTGTCCAGTTCATCGCCTTGTACATCGTGCCTGGGACACCATCCAAGGCCAGAGCCATCCAGTCATCATTGTGAACACTGATACACTTGCGGAGAGCTGACCACAGGTTCATCAAGTCGCCGTGATAGCCTTGTGAGACTTCCAGTACAAACCCGATTTGAATTGTATTTTCATCGCGACTGAGTGTTTCACTCATCACGGATCCGGCGCCAGCTTCGATTCGCATGGCTGGAAGTTTCTGGACCGGCACGGGAGCAAAGTTGAAGGGTGTGTGGTGGAATGATTTGATGACTGCGGATAGAACCGGATCATCTGTGACTCTGGCAATCACCGCTTCATAGACATGCAGTTCAGGCGATTTGTCGAGCGGAAGTGTTGAGGTCTTATCAGGGATTGGCACGCGGTTTCCTCTTCTTTTTTGTCTTGCCGATGAAGTCGGGAATGTGGCCCGCTTCGGTAAAATATTCGTACTGTTTATCCATGACTTCCTGAATCCATTTTTGAAGGTCTGTGCGTGCTCTGGTGCGTCCCCAAGCTCTTAATCCTGCCATGTTGCGTCTTGCAAGGTTCTTGCCTCGACCAACACCAATCACGCCAAAGAGTGGGCCGGAAGTTGTTGCGACTACGTTGCCGGAGAAGTGGAACGGTAAGAACTCAACACCTTTTTTACTTACAACGTCATCCCAGCCGCCTTCAACTCCAAATTCTCCGCCTGTGCTATCTACCGCTTTTACGGTGTAGTTGCTGATAATTCGTGACGCCATGCCACGCGGAGCCAATGGAGGACCAGACAAGGCTTGATACTGCTTTGTTGATAGGTTTGCTCCAGATCCAGACTTATAACCCGGCTCTTTAGCGCCTGTTACATTTGTTTTCCAGTCCACTGGTCCAAATGGATTTGGCACAAACTTGACGTATGTAGGCCGATCATAACCAGCCTGTGAAAAACTGTTTCGGTAAATGGTAGCCGTGACTGAGTTGTCGTCCTTGTCCTTGCCAGCCAAAACCCCTTTTCGATTATCTTCAACCAGGGTGTTTGCCCACGATTGCATGAGTGAACCAACATAATTCTCAACCGTGGAAAGGCTGGCAACAAACGCGTGCGTTCCGTCAAATGTTCCTTCCACAAAACCTGATATCATGGCCGCCAGCCTTTCCAGTTTGTATGAATATAGATATCCGATGACTTCACGCCTGGTATGCCGGTCTCTGGGTTTACTGTGCGTGTCTTAGCGGTTGATCGAGATGCCTTAACTCCCAACGCTAACCAATCCTCGACCGTTTTCGGTCTTCGCATCGCCGGATCAAATGGTATCGCCACGTTCACGCCCTCTGGCTTCATCAGTGGATGCGGTGGCGCTTTGTGCTCCTGTCCTGATAACCAAAGCTGTTTGGCACGCATGGCAATCTCTTGCTGACCTTTTGGCGAGATCCCAAACACATTCCGCACGGGTAGCCTTCCTACTGCCTTACCACCACGCATGATCACGGCCCCGCGTCTGTGGTAGTCAAGTATTCGGCCCCAATTCATCGCCCAATAAAAGGTCACCTGTGAGCGTTGCACGATATAACGTAAAAGCCTGCGAGTTCTGGCCAATGCCCTGTGAGGCATGAGCGGTTCGCCGTCGAGTGGTCGGCCTGATTTGTATTTCAATTTACGGACCTTGACTGGCCTGAGCTTTCGCCCGGCATAATCAAGGCCCGCAGCAAGTTCGCGTTGTTTGACTTCCTGCGCGACTGATCCCACCAATGTCCAAAACCGTTGCCGATCTGAAGATGACGCCAGAATCCACCGCATATCATCCTTTGGCTCGACATCCCTGACGAGAAACGATATGGGCAGACTTCCGGGAGCAAGAACAGATTTGAACGGTAGTGGCATTGTGATCAGTCCTTAGCAATACTTGGGCTTGCCTTTGCCTTTGGGCATAGGTTTGGCAGGTGGTTTTGGAGCTGGTTTCTTGATTGGGTACTTATTCATATCTGCCTCTTCTTGAAACGCCTAGATTGATGAGAATCGTTGTATCTGGAAGGTGGTTTGGACGCATGCGGAGAACAAGCGTTGATATCTCGCTTTCCGCCATGCGTTCAAACTTGGCCGACATCTTTTCGTAAGCGTTTTGCTCGACTGTCGGCGTGATTTGCATCGCCAGAATTTCACTGGCCGCACGATAGGCACAGACCCGCGTGACGTTGTCGTCAATACAGACTTCACCCCAGCAGGTTACGCCCATGTTTTTTGCAATCGCCGCGTCCAGCCATCGCCGAGCCGCAACACGTTGCGTCAGAAATTCATCATCGCTGGGCAACTGGTCAAGGTATGGGCAAATGGCTTTTACATCCGCATAGGAGACGTATGGACGCGATGAGAGCATCAGTTAATCCTTAGACAGCTTTGACGGAAGTGTGAATAACAGCGTGATCCTTGCGGAACTTGGTAACACCCATCAGAGCATGGAACCAGAGTTCCAAACGTGGCTGGTCGGCCACATACTTGATAGTCGTCAGGATTTGCAAAGGACCGTAGCTGTTGTACATGTAATCCACAGTGGCTGGAGGTGCAGGCAGGGGAGCCGTCACCAGAGCAGCCGCGTTACGGTGCATGTAGATCGAGTTGTAATTGCCCGTGGTTGGTGATGGCACTTGGTTATCACGAAGTGGCAAAGCACCGTAAGTGAGAGGCAGAACACCAGACCGGAATTGGTTGGTCGCTCTGGCATCGCCCACGATGGCCGCATTACGCCACTTCTCATCATTAAGCAGGCCGCTGTAAATGTCGGTGTGAGCGACAAAGAACATGTTTCCAGCATCATCGACTGGAACATCACGACTGCCCAAAGTGCCATACATCTTGGTGAACTCAGAGAGTTGAACACCGTTCCCGGCTGTGCCTGTCAGATTGCCTGCTGTGTTGTAGTTGGCCACAACGAACAGATCCGCAATCTTCTTGTTAGCAGCACGAGCAATCTTTTTGATGGCTTCGTCCACATAGGCGGTTCGAAGTTGCTGAGGCGACATCACAGTCAGCTCTTCCAGACTGGTAAGCACAAAGCCCCAGGCTGGCATGAAGTCGAGCTGGACAGTTGTCGCATCGGCCACCAAGTTGGCCGCTGTGGGCGCTGTGGTGATGGCGTTGACGGCGTCTCCTGGTGTGTTTGGCACTTGGAGCGTTACCGTTTTGTATTGAGCTTGTGGCTCACTACGGACATCGGTATAGATAATCGGGTTGCCATTGTCCCCAGTCAGGAACACGGACTGCGGAGCAAGGGCCTTGTTTGCATCCGTAAATGCTGCGGCCATTGCACTGAAAAACGAGTCGATTGAATTGGGCAAGTGAAATCTCCTTCAAGATTTGCGTCAGTAAGCCGGTCTGGCTTCTGCGCGAGCCTCTAGCATCCGTCTACGAGCATCAGCCGGATCACGCAACCGAGCGGTTGAATTCGGGATCTCACCTGGCGGTGGGGTTCCACCCCCTGACGCAGATTGGAACGTCGGTAATCGACGTGCCACATTCTGCGACAGACTTGGCCTTCCAGTGGCCTCTTCTGGATCTGCAACTGCAACCGTTGCCGGCTCGTCAACTCCCAGAAGAAAGGGCGCTTCCGTTTCAGCCCATTGCATCAGGTCACCCACAAAAGCTGAATCCTGAATCTGCTCTACCGTGAGCTGATCCAAGTCCAAACCTTTGAGCCTTGCGACCTGTTCAAACTTGACGCCCTTACGGACCTTGCCGGTGGCGTCCAGTGCGGTTTGCAGGGCGGTCAGCTTGGTTTGTCGCCGAAAGCCTTCCAGCTCCTGCATAAGTTCATCTTGAATCTTTGCGGGTCGGTCTGCGACAGCCTTGACCGATTGGAATTCCTGAGCAATCAGCTCATATTCCTTGTCTCTGGCCTGCTTGGCAGAGATCGCCGCGTCGCGTTCGGATTCAGCCGTTTGCAGTTTCGCTTTTAACCGCATCAACTGACCGATTGTCTTTTGGTGGTCCTGAATGGAAACGACAGATTCAGACATTTTTTATCCTCTGATAACAGGTGGTAAGTTATTTGGATCGGCCACGGTGGCACTGACGCAATAAGCATCCCAGCTAGTTCCGGCCACATTACGATCTATGATCCAGCAGTATCCATTCCAGCCCCAGCGGGTTCCCCACGAGTTTTGCATCAAAATCGCCCATTTGCCGTTGGACATTCGCTTCATGCCCATGCCACCTGTCACAGCATGATTGTGGGAGCCAGCTCGGTTGCCTGGGACACCATCTTTGTCGAGCGTGTTGAAATTAGAGTTGACTGGGACAGAAAAGTTAAATGGCATTCGGAGCTGTGCGGCAATACATAAATCGTTGAATGTGTTGAGTCTGTATCCGATCTCAACCTTGAACCGCTTGGCGTCATCTCTGGCCGACTGAGGAATTCGTGAAGGATTAATTGTCGCATACGGAACCAGTGGCTCAGAGCAAGTCCCTTTGTTTTCAAGGTAGACAAGAGCTTCTGCAATATTCGATCCAACGTCCCAACCATTGCACAAGTCAGCATACACAAGCCAAGGGCTAAGAGGGACATAAGCAGCACCAGAAACGAACCGAGCGATTTCCAAACTGCTTGCCGCTGCATGGCCATTGCAAGCCCCTTTGCCGTTCTGGTCTTTTACTTTGACCGGATACTTCTCGTCTGTTCTCAGGTCAAATTCACGCCATTCGCTTTCGGGAATATCTGGGAGTTGCTTACCAGTGGCTAGCTTGAAAGTGGATTCATGGTTTCCCAAGTATCTCGTTTCGCCATCTGGAGTGACCCACGACTGAAGTTCAATCACTTGATCACCTCCACGAGCTGGATGATGTCATCCTTGGTCTTGGGACTCGTAGACTTGACGATCTTTCCTGCCTGATCCTGCAAGATGACGGTCGGTAAACCGATCTGACCAACGGTTTGCTGAAACCCTAGTCGATCTATGTCCACTTCCCCTGCGATGTACGTTCTGAACTGGATTCCACGGGATTCCAGCGCCTTGCGAATCTCTGGATCGGTTCGCCATGCTTGTTGCTCCGGTTTGGATTCATCCACAACAACCGAAAACCACTTGATACCACTGACCGGCTGAGGCTTTTCATCCTCATCAGGGACTGGTGGCGGAACAGGTCGAACACCACCCTGTTCGATGGCGATGACACTTCCACTGGACTTGCCCACAAAGTAGGTAAATCCAGCATGACTAAACACCACCCGTTCCTCGACTGCTGGCGGAACCAGAGTCGAGGGAACAGGCTGTTGAGCCAGTAGAACTGCGATCAGAAGTCCGATCACAGGCCGACCTCCCATTGAACAGATTTAAGCTGCGACTGAATCGACTCTTCACGCTGATTCATGGCCGATTTCACGCTGGTCTCGTCGATGCTCACCAGTTCGCCGTTGGCCAGCTTGGAGAGCAGCTCGCGGATCACTTCCACGATTATTGGAGTTAACAGGCGGATGATGATCTTACTGATCATTTGCTGGCTTCCACTTCATAAATGTAAATTGCTTTGGGGCTGAATAAGCCGCGAGGTTTGGCCAAGAGGAATCTTGGTGGTCGCGGCTTGCCGTTGATTGGTCGGGGAGGCCGAAACTGAACCTTGACCTCTTTTTGCTCGACTGTGGTGGTCGTTGTGGTCACTGTCTGCTTTGGACACTGGCCAGACTGACAGGATTGAGCTGCAAGAACGATGTACTCTGCGAACAAGGATCACCTTACCCTTCTTGGGACTGAGGAATGAAAACCGTCTCGCCTGTCATCTCGACGGTGAGACGGTAGGCGGGGAGACTGCTCACTTCTTCGGGTCTCTCAGAGACCTGCGGTAAGCTGCGATGGCGTAGATGATTGCTGCGGTGGCATACATCGTTTGCGGGATGGACGGATCAATCGAACTGCCTTGCACCGCTTTATCTGTGACGACTTGGGCCACAGGCACAATCCAACCATAATCTGGATTCACAATCTCTTCGATCCGCATGCTATTAGACCTTTGGTTCTGGTGGCGTTTGGCCAGAGTTTAAATAGTAAATCGCTTGGGCAATCCCAAACGCCAAAGCCATGCCCAATGGGCTGGTGGTCGCAACAATGGAATCAAGGTGTTGACTAAGTACACCCAAGGCCGAAACCGTACCCACCAGAGCCATCCGTATGATGATCGCTCTGGCTTGTATCGCATTGATTTGGCCAATCCAATTTGGTGTCATATCAATCCCCTTGTTTTACGTTGAATCCTGATTTGATCATGTGTTCTGAGACTGATTCGATGCCGGTCTGGTGGATCACATACACGTCGGCCAAGTATCTGGCGAATGTCTGTTGAAAGCTCTGTGTCGTTGTCACCACTAATTGTTTACCCGAAAGCAGCATCTCTAGTTCAGCCTTAGCCCTAATTCCTTCTGTGGCGTGCGTCTTGTTCATCTCTGGAGCGTTGTAACCCCTAAACCTCACATGCTGCCGTGTTCGCACGTCAAAACCTAATTCAATCATCAAGACTGCCGTATCACCGTCAATGATGCGTTCCAAGCGTGCTGCGTAGGTGTAATTGACGACTGGCGGCATTAGATCGGCCTTGGATTTGGTGGCACTGGTATCGCGGATGGATTCCATTTGTAATTCGGATCGTCCAGGTAGTTTTGCAGTACAGGGGCGTGAGCGCTGACAAGCTGGGTGACCAGTTGAGCATGTCGCCTGCTGTCCGAAGCGTAACGCTGTATTGCATTTTGCCGTGCTGCTCGCTGAGCCAGTTCTTCAGGGGTTGGCTTGGGTTTGCCCCTGAGCCAGTCGAGTAATTCGCGTCCGGTCATTTATTGATCCCCCTTGGTACTGTAAAACAATGTCCTAGAACGATTCCCACTCCGAGAGCAAAGCTAAGACTGTGCTGATTCACTTTCCAGATCGCTTCCGACCATGTCACGCCGCCAGACTGCCACTTGATCAGATCAACAATCAGCAACAAGATTGCAACTGTGATGAGAAAGACAAAGTTCTTGGCGGCAGTGCTGAAGGTCATCAGATTGGCCCGTTAGCTGTTCCGTTGGATGTTCCGTTGCCGTTATTGATAGGCCAGAGCGGTGGCAGGGATGCAAAGAATTCGCCCACGGTTGGAAGTGCCTGAGTACCCGCCTGAACAGCCTGCACCATGTTGTAAAACAAGCTCCAGATTGAGTCCCTGTAAGCGATTGCGGCATCACCTTCAGACTTGTAGGTCGTGATGTTGCTCAGTGTCCAGCTTGTGGCTGAAAGGATGGAATCGTATTGCTTTACGGACACTGCTTGGTCAAGAAATGAGCCGATTCCGTTGCCGATCTCGGTGAGCCTTTGAATTACATAAGCCTGCTGTTCTTCGGCTGTTAGATCGACGACAATATATATGTCGGTCACGGTAAAGCCGTTGACTGAGTAATGCTGATCAAGTCGCTGCGTTGCAGGGTTGTACGATGGTATGGGCGATGGAGTGTATGGGTAATAGCCGTATGTGGCTAAACTCGCATCGTCGAGGGCGTTGAAATTGGATACAGTCGTGAATGACTGTGGTAGCCACTGTGGGCTGGAGATACCGTTCGGACTGACTTGGCAATATTGCATGTGTTTGCTCCTTATGCGTTCGGGAATGCAGTTGTTGGTGGCGCAAATGCTGATGTGTATCGAGCGTATTTGGTGATGCGGAGGTCGTCGATATAAGCGTTTAGGCGAGCAGGCGTGTAGTCATTTGACGCTGCCCCAACCGTAAATTCAGTGGATGAAGAAAACGTGTAGCTAATCGTGGTTGATGCGACTTGAGTGCCGTCAATAAACATCCTAATCGTCGAGCCAGTTCTTGAGATTGCTAGATGATACCATTGAGAAAGGTTTAAGGCCGATGGAGACTGAATTGATTGGTTTGTGTTATTCCATCCAAACAAGAGTACTCTCGAAGTGTTGAGATACAAAATCCATGAAGCACTTACACCACCGACTTGCTTCCCCATGACATGAGCATATGCTCCAGTTGGCGTTGAAATCAGGTACAACCAGCATTCTGCTGTAAAGTCCCCTGTCCCAAAATCAATTGCAGTTGAGTTTAATCCCAGTTTGGCCCCACTGCCGTCGAAATAGGCTGATGCTCCACCATACTTACTCTGAGTCGTGCTGACTGCCGCTGTTCCATACCTTGTTAGCGTGAAAGCATTCGGCCCAGAATCCACAAAGTTTGTCGATGTATTCGTGCCATCCATGTGCAGCAGGAGCGATGTGTAATTGTAGTAAGGGTCGGCCACCGTGGATGATGCGGCTGTTGGCAATGCTGCTGTGGGAGGCGTGAAATTGGAAACGTAGCGAGCAAATCGGGAAATGCGGAAATCGTCGATGTAGCCATTTACAGAGACAGTGTTGTTAAATGCTGCACCAATTCTTGGACTACCAGTATTGAGAGCGTAATTGTTTGTGTCAGCGTAACTTGCCCCGCTCTGGACTCCGTTGACATATAGCTTAGTTGTGCCTGAATACCGGACTAAAGCGATGTGATACCAAGTGTTTGCCGATAAGGTTGAACCAGTGATCCTGTCCGCACCAACATAATACTTTAAAACACCTGCTGATGACATGTAAATTGCATTTGAAGCCGAACCGATTTTATCGACAAGATTTTGCTGTACGCTTACCGTTAACGGGTAATACCAGAACTCAATCGTAAAATCGCCTGTCCCGAACGCTGTTGCAATGCCTGTACCTGAAGTATCAAGATAGTCACCCGACCCATCAAAATACCCGCTCGCCCCACCATACTTGCTCTGTGTTGTGCTGACTTGGGCATTTCCTGCCGCAGTTACTGCCAGTGCATTTGGCCCAGAATCCACAAAGCTGGTCGATCCATTCGTGCCATCCATACTTAACATGAGCGAAACGGCTGAATAGTAAGGGTCGCCACCCTCTATGACAATCCCTCCACCGCCACTACCGATACCCGTCTTTTTACGATTGCGGATAATATTGGCTAGCATTAGAAGTTTTGACCTCCAATGTAACCTTGCCAAGTCGTTCCACCATCAGAGGTAAAGAATGCAAACGAATCTACCTTGCCTATCGCAGATGTGATCGTTGGCGCAGTTCCACCCGCCCATTTAATCGACGCAGGCCAAGTGACTGAACGTGGTGTTCCGTCAGCGGTAAATATCAACGTAAATGAGCCACCGGAACCGCTTGCAGGAGGGTTGCTGATCGTCAGTGTGGTGATGGCAGCATTTAAACTGACCGTGAAGATATTCGATGTTTCGAGATTGAGCGTCAGCGTGCCGGATGAGATCGTTGGGCTGGAGACAGATTCGCTGTAATCACGAAGTTTGGCCCTGAACAGCTCGTTATCCTGTAGGTTTTGCGTGCCTGTAAAGGTGTTTGAGCCAAGACCCGCATAAGCGGTGGATACGATCAGAAAGCCGTTGGCATCAACCGAAACACCTGTTCCAAGTTTAACACCACCCAATTGAGAGGCAGACGCTACCGGGAGTGAATATGACGATCCCGAAGCACTGATCACACCGCTTGATATTGTGATGGTCGATCCATCCACCTTGACTCCACCGAGAACTGATGTCGATGCTGTGGGTAGGCTGTATGCGGCAGGAGCGCCTGTGAGATTGGCGTATGTGAAATTGCTTGACAGAAGCCTGGCATCTAACGCTGATTGCAAGCCTGTGACGTTAGCAATTGCGTGAGTATGACTGATGGTCGCATAGGTCGATGCCGCTGTGGTCGATGTGATGCCATCAGTGATTCCATAGCCCGAAAGCGTGGTCGGTGTAGAGGTAATATTTGAATACGGCAAACTTACTGTCGAGCCGCCGGATGTCGCTGACAAAACACCGTTTGATATCGAAAGGTTAGCGCCGATTTTGACGGATCCAAGGCGCGACTCGGTTGCGGGTTGTGGCTCGGCGTCCAAGTCGATCAATAGCCAGGTGATCCGCCCAGGATTGTTGGGAACCTTAATGGCCTTCCAGCCGGACCCGTTTGCCGATTTTGTGAGCGTCTTGGATCCCAGAAATTCCAAAATAGTGCTTCCGGTCAATGTGACAGAGGCACCAAGGACGTAAATGTAAGCAAAAGTGCCCTCAGTAGATTGCTGAAAGGATGCGTTAACAGGGTCTTCGTTTCTAGCAAAGTACAACACGTTTGACCGGCTGCCGACCTGGAAGCCTTGTACAACCGTTTGAGACTCTAGGGAGAAGTCTGCAAAAACTGCGCTCCCAAGCCGAAACTCCGGTCTACCCAAGCCTCCAGAAGCAGCAGTTAACGTCATGGGTTGATAAGTTAAGCACGCTTCACGAGGTGTGCCTGGGACGTACCAAGTGAATCCCGATGAGGATTGCGATGACAACGATGGAGTGAGTCCGAGTACGCCAAAATTAAACGACCCAGAAACAACACTTTCAATTCCGTCCGTGTATACAGCCAGGGAGGATGTAGGAGTCTTGCTCGCGGTCGAGGAGTCATGCATATAAGCGGTCATCGCCGCCGAGACCTCAAAGGTCATAGGATCCGCACGAGTTTCTGAGGCCGCTCGAAAGGTGTATCCTTCGGCCTCGTAACCAACTGACGCGCCCCAGAGAGACGTGCTGCCCAACTGACTACGCCCCGCAGCGACTGTGATATTCGCAACGACTGCTAAGTCTCCGGTGATGGTCTGGTTCGCGTAAACTAGCGGCAGGTTTGACCCGGTAGTGGTCTGGTGGAGCAGCGGCTGACCTGTGGGTAGGGCGGACAAGACCCCGCTGGATATGGATAGGTTCGCGCCAACAATGATGCCGCCGGAACTCGACGTGGTTGCATAAGGGGGCGTGAATGTGGCTGGCTTGCCTGTGATGTCTGACCAAGCGACCGTTGATCCAGTTCCGTTGCCCGATACCGTCACATCGAGAGTGCCGTCAGGCGCTATTGTCACTCCGTAACCCGGCTTAATTCCACCCAAAGTGGCAGCGGATGCGATCGGTGGCGGGAAGGTGCTTGGCTTTCCAGATAAGGTGGTCCATGTGACAGTTGTGTTTCCTCCACCACTGCCGGATCCGATAAGAGCGAAAGTGGATAGCGCTTTCCCCAGCGTCAAAACGCTATTGTCAGACCATGCTGTCACACCAGTCAATTCAAGCCTGTCCTTGGACTGAAACAGTGTGGTAAAGGCTGGTGTTCCGGTGATTGATGTTACGATTGTGCTAGAAGCGCCGTAAGAGTTCACCGCGTGCGAATACGCTTGATTCCATATTGCTGACGATCTGGAAACAAGGGTTCCACCAGCGGAAGCATTGGCCAGCACATAAAGACCGTTGGCCGTGGACAGGCCGATAACGTCCGATGGGATGTTGGCGTTGATGTACCCGCTTGAATCAATCGTGATTCGGCTTGTCGATAAAACCCTGACACCACCCAAAACGGAACTTGTCGCGATGGGGGGAGTGAACGATGTCGGCTTGTTAGCAATCGCAGACCAGTCGTGTGTGTGCGTGTCTGGCGTGAAAACCGATGGCTTGTTTAATACTTCCGTCCACTGCGGAGCGTACGAAATTGGCTTAAACGATGCCGTTGCCGTCGAGGTCAGCATATAGTTGCTGATCCCCGTGATATCTGTGGTGTTGTGCGTGTGGTTCGCAGGCGTGAATGTGGTTGGCTTGCTGAGGATGTCGCCCCAGCTATGAGTGTGGGTCAGGAGCGAATACTTGCCATCAGCCGTTGCGATGCTGATCTTGGCATCCAGAGCCGTTTGGAGGCCGGTGATCGAGGATATGACGTGACCGTGAGCAGTCGGGGCAAATGTGGTCGGCTTGCCTGTGATGTTCGCCCAAGCGATATAATCCGCCGATCCACCACCTGTGGAATTTCCAGCGGGGCCTTGTGGGCCAGTTTCGCCCGTGTCGCCTTTGACTCCCTGGATCCCCTGAATTCCCTGCTCGCCTTGCAAACCACGTTCGCCGGTATCGCCTTTATCGCCCTTTAAACCGTCCGTTCCGTTATTGCCAGGCAATCCCTGCAATCCACGTTCGCCCTGCAATCCCTGCTCGCCTTGCAAGCCACGTTCGCCGGTGTCGCCCTTATCGCCCTTTAATCCAGTCGATCCAGTGTCGCCTTTATCGCCTTTTAAGCCTTGCTGGCCAGCCTCGCCTTGGATTCCCTGCAAACCCTGCAATCCACGTTCGCCAGTGTCGCCTTTAACGCCCTGCAAACCTTGACTTCCAGTTGCCCCGGCTGGCCCAGTGTCGCCTTGAACCCCTTGGATTCCTTGGATTCCCTGCGGACCTGTGACACTGACTCCATCGTTGCCGGTGTCGCCCTTGTCGCCTTTGACGCCTTGGATTCCTTGGATGCCCTGCAATCCACGTTCGCCCGTGTCACCCTTGTCGCCAGTGTCGCCTTTATCGCCCTTTAAACCTTGTAAGCCACGTTCGCCGGTGTCACCCTTTACGCCTTGTAGCCCAGTTTCGCCCTGGACGCCTTGAACCCCTTGGATTCCCTGAACACCTTGATCCCCTTGGACGCCCTGCAAGCCGCGTTCGCCTTGGAATCCACGGTCTCCAGTGTCGCCCCTATCGCCCTTTGCGCCCGGTGTACCGTTCACACCGATTACACCGTCTACACCTGGTACACCTTGCAAACCACGTTCGCCGGTGTCGCCCTTGTCGCCCTTGGGACCAACGATAATCGACAATCCATCAATCTCGCTGGCTGGATGCCGGTGAGCAGATGGCGGAAAAGTCGTTGGTTTGCCAGTGATGTTGGCCCAAACGTCTCCATAGTGATTGACGATGGAAACTGGACCAGGCTTGACGATCACACTGGCTTTGCCTGGTGTAATCTTGACCGTAAATGATGGTGTCGGATTAACAGGCACAGGAGCCACCTTTCGAGTTAATCGCGATTTCACCAATCACGGGAGTCTGCCGAACACCTGCGGAAGTCACCCACTTGAAACGATAGGCAGCAGATCCACCTTCCGCGATCTTGGCCGCGTCGGTATCTGCAAAGCTGACCAGCACCACACCATTGACCGCACTGGAGACCACGACAGAACCGTCCACAGCACCCGTTTTCAGGTAGAGCGTAACGGAGAATGTGTATCCTGTGAGATTCAGCGGAACATCTGTTCCGTTCGTGCCTTCAGTCGTGAAACTGAGCGAGAACTTGACAGAGTCGCCCAGCTCAAAAGCCGCGTTCACAATTCCAGCAGTCTGGTCAATTTCAATCTGGCTCATTCGGTTTCACCTTCCTGCGGATCTTCAGTTTCGGGATCACTGACTTCCGCTTCTGGATCCATCATGGGTGCGTTATCTTGAGCCTGAGCCAGTGCCGGTGGTGTTGTGATCTGTGTGACCTGTGCCGCAGCTGTGGCTTCAGCAATCAAATCTTCGTTGATCTCTTCCAGCTTCTCGCGAGCCTGTTCCAGCGTTATGCCCTGAATCTCTGCGATTGCACCGGCCTTACTTTGCAGACCATTGAGCAATTCAAACTGGATGTGAGCATCATTGTCAGGACCAGGGCGATTCTTGATAGATCGGCCCCAGTTCATCACTAAGTCGAAGTCGGTCTCGATCACTTTGGAGATCGGTGTGTTTCCGCCCAGATAAACATGGGATGCCATCAACGTGACTGCGGCCAGATCCTGCTCGTACTGAGCCAGCGCCTCTTGCCTGCGTTCAGCCGCTTCCAGAAGGGGCAACTGCTCTGAAACGATCGCCACTCCAGATGATGCTGATTGGCCTTTCATCCGCCAGGCAGATTCAGGGATCCCCAGCGTATCGGCGAACATGGTCATATCCCAATCGAGCTGATCCCGGTCGGACTGGAGATAGGACAGGTCACAATAGGCGTATTCAATAGATGGCTCAGGACCATCGCCAAGCTGATTTAAGACCGGAGACATGCGTAACATATCCCCGGCCTGATATTGCCGTGGAATTACGAAATCAGAACGAACATTTCGCGCTTGCAAAATCGGTCGTTGATTCAGGATGTCGTCATTCTGCTTCCACAATCTCGTTGTGAGCGACTCCTGAAACATCTGCATCGTATCGCCTAACGATGGTGTCCAGAATTCACCCGTTGGCCGTTTCCACCACACGAACGAGAATGGCACAAACCCCAGCCAGTTCTCTTCATCACTGACCTGTTTATAAGTCACACCGTCCCAAGGTTGATCGGCGTTGAACTTGTCGGTCTGGTAGGTCACCAGTCGTTCCGATGTCCAGATTCGTAACCGGCGTTGCTGGTCATAGAAATCAATCGTTCCTACCGCCCAAGGCATCGTTGGTTTGTCAGGATGGCACCACACAACGAACTGATCTGCTGGCCAGATCCGGTGTGATACTGCGGGCTGTTGCAGTGCCAGAAACGACTCAGTTTCCGCGTCCGTCAGTGGCTCTTTAATCTCGACCTGAATCGCACAAACACCGCCTACGATCGCGTAGCGGTTGGCCTCGGTCATGATGTTGTCGATATTGGACTTAGAATAAACCGTCTCTAAATATTCGGTGATGTCAGGCTGGTCAGGAATCGTTCGTTTTGGTTTGCCTGCGTATAGGTGCTTGGTGAGCAGATCAATCCACGATTCCATCACGTTGGTCGTGCGAGCTGACTCCATCCGCAAGTTCTGCTCTCTGGAGATCGCGGCCAAGAATGGCTTGATGTTGCCTTCGTACCACTGCCGGTTTCGCCAAGAGTCTGTCAGTCTGGCCTTTTCGTTCTTGAGGCCGTTGGTAACCTCTTTATCAATCTTGCCAAAGTCCAGAGCCGCTGTCCGTGGCTTTCTGCGCGAAATATCGGATGAGACCAGGCTAAGCCCGTTACTCCCGATCGGTCCCAAGTTTTCTGATGTGGCGAGCAAGCTCATTGCAGTTGGTCCGTTCTCAGCAGTCCACCATGGCAAAACTCATCATGAGGCTGTCCGCAAAGTCAGGCGAATGCCCAATCTTGCTGATGATGTCATCTTTTTTGGCGATCGCGATTTTGTCTTTCGCGGTCATCGAATAGGTTGTCGCCTGCAATTCCTTCCGCATCCTCATTCCGATGTGCGGCGGGATGTGGAAGGTCTCAGGCGTCACGGATGGATTGAGGCGTCGTCTCAAGGCCCAATAGGTCGCTGATCTCAGGTTCTCAAACTTGGCGTTTGTGCCATGACCACCCTGAAAACCGACCGCACCCTTCAGCCCCGCGTTGGCCAGCAGAACGTTAAAAGTTTCGCCCATGCCGGTCGCGTCATAGATCACCCTGAAAGGTGGAATCCCATAGCTCGCGGCCATGTTCGCGGCCCTTCTGGCCCAATCATCAATCGGTGTGTTGTTGGACGATTCCAGCTCCAGCACGCCCAGGTTGTCGCGAATCAGAATCGTTGAACTGTCGCCACCTCGACCGGATGCAATGTCTACCGCCATCACCAGCGGTCCACAGTCAGGCCCATAGTTTCGGTTCGGTGCTGGAGCATTGATACAACGGTCCAGCCACGTTCGATCAATTAACTGGCCTTCAGAGCTATCCGGAAACTTGGCTTCAACATGCGACAACCACCAAGGCGAATCCTCACCGTAATCGCGTCTTGACCGATCGAGAAAATCAAGATCGGCCAGCCCTGTCGGTGATCGCTGAACACCAGCTCGGACTGGTGGAGTATCGCAAGACCGTATCCGCACCAAAGAAGTGTCTTTATCAGGATCGAGTTCCTGCCTGACACATCGCTCGTAAAACACCCCAGAGGAAACCAGAGGATTCCCAATCATGATCACAAGCGATGGATTCAGCGAGTTCAGCGCCGATATCCGGTCGTCTTCCACACCAGAGGCCTCATCAATGATCACCAGCAGGTTTTCAGCGTGGTGACCAGATGCCCCTTCAACGGTGCTGGTAGATATCCCAATGGCGTAAGAATCTTTCGACTTCTCAATCAGCAGTGGTTGCCTGGTGATCCGTGGCGATGTCAGGAAGTCGCAGCTTCGGCGTTCATAAGCGTTAAAAATGGCTCGCCAGAGCACGTTCGCCAATTGGTCGTAAGTTGGTGCTGTCGTGACCACAACACCTTTAGGATGGGCTGTCAGATACCAAAGCACAAGGCCTGCCACACACCAACTCTTGCCTGTCGCGTTTCCTGATGGGACAAGAATCGTTTTCTTCTTCTCTCGAATCGCTTTACAGATTTCGAGTTGCTTGTCCCAGTAAGGGTGTCGCCCAAGAATGTGCTGGTTAAAAGCAGCAGGCGACTCACGAACCGCTTGGGCTATCTTCTTTTCCGATAGCATCAATATCGAGTTCCTGAATCACGTCTTGGAGTGTCCGCTTGGTGTCAATCTCAACGGAGTTGTTCACCTTGCCGTCAAGTCGATCGTAAATCTCTTTCCAGTAACGGAAATCGCCATTGATCGCCTCTTGGATACCTCGCTCAACCAACTCTTGAAGAATCTTGGGATTGGATTCGATCAATTTCCCTAATGCTTCCTGCATAGAGTTTTTCTTTGGCCTACCGCTAGGATTTCCGGACACACCTTTGGGAAACGGCTTCAGGTTTTTGAGGTTGGCCATTTCACTGTTTCTCGCTATTAGCAGTGGAATCGAAATCTGTCGTCAAGGAGCGTCCTTTAGTCCCGGTGGCCTAGCGCCATGATTCCCCCGTCCAGGTTTATCAATCACACCCTTCCGCCGCATTCTCTGCATCAAAGCGCGTTGCTTGATCGCAATGTTCCGAAACTTGGCCCAAAAGGCCATGAGTTCCGTTTGTTCTGTCATGGCTCGTTTGATGGCCTGGTCCAGTTGTTTACTGGCTCTGGTGCAGGATAAGCAAATTGCATAACGATGCTGTTCAACCTTCCGCCCATCAACACAATGAGGACAGGGTTGATTCGGCGTACCTTCCGTCCAACCAGAGGCGTCAACACCTATCAAAACAGGTTGTACGCCATGGATCGAGCGGATAAGTCGCCTTGTGATGTTCTGGTCGATTTCCCCATCCGTGGGAGCGATCGAGTCTGAACCTAATGGTTCATTCATATCTTGACGATAATCACAGGAGGTACCGACCGTCAATAGGGTGCTCAAGATTTTGTACCTCCAGCCTCTAATCTGGTAACAACCTCATCAAGCGTTTCATCACGTGCCTTACCTTCCGCAAACTCGATGTACGCTCGATACATCCGGTCGCCCTTCAACTCTGAATAATCAAACTCAGCCGCCATCATCCGAAACGCCTTGTCCACGACCTGCAAACGCTTCCACAGCGACAGGGCAACCGCCTTACCTTCACCGTGTGGTAGAGCTGCGATATCATCAAGCGTTATCATAGTTTTCCCTATCAAAGATGCCTTCGTATGGTGATACTCGTGAGCTTTCGACAACCTCTTCAAGCGATTCAGTAATATGTTGAATACAGGCTGCTTTGGCTTGCTTTAGACAGTCAAATTCGCCAGCCCAAGAGCCTTCGTTCAACTCATCCCAAGAAAGTTCTTCCGGCGGTCTGTCTTTCAGACTTCCAGTGCTTGCAAAATAGTTAGTGTTGTCAAAAGACAACTCAATATGCGCCCAATACTTGTCGTGGGATAGGGTCCAGCTTGTGCCATCAGTTGTGCACCATCTTTGCTCGATCATGTGCTTGCCTCTTCTTGTCTTTCTTGCGTCTCTCTGTGTCCACCATAGCCAGAACCACTGGTATGATTTCATTTATAAAGTATTTGCTTTCGTCTTTCGTTCTTATCGCTTGAGAAAGCCAGAATGCTTCTGCCGCTTGATCTGTCTCGGCTTCACCTTCTTTATTCCCGCGTCGAAATCTGTGTTCCATCGCACTCACAATGCAGTGATAAACTTCATGTGACACTCGCGGTTTCAACCAGGCTGCAAGTTCGTTGTTGGCAAAGTCGATAAACTCGCGACCACTGGCCAGCAGATAGTAATCAGGACAGCCCATCAATCATCCTCCTTCTGAATTTCAATGACCTTATAAGCATGTTTAGCCTTTCTGTTTTGATGGTATCCATTCAAATACCGATTCGGTTTTACTGGGATACCAGTCACGGATCGTTGGCCTTTGGCACTAGCCATCAGTTCGGTGATTGCTGGATATCCGTGATTCGATGTGTTGCCGTTTGAGCGATCATCCAAGATGGCATTCGCGTGCATCCGCTCATATTCCGTGCCGATTCGCTTCAGCTCCAATAACTGATGCTGTGGCATGACTTCCATTTCAGTTCGCGAGTATTTGATCTCAGGCCGTTTGGATGATTTTGGATATTTCATAAGACTTTTGACACCGTTACATCTGCCGAATCTATTAAACCCCACCGCTTAGATACAGCCCCCGATATTACCTGACTATCATCCTTCCAAAGAACACCCGTAAAAGCATCTTCAATGCATCTTAATAGTTTTGTCCTGTCTGGCTTTTGTGTATGCCAAATAGGTGCGGAAGATTTTAATATGCTAGATTTTGAGCCTGTTCCAAAATGGGATAAAGGCCGAGCAAAAGTAAAAAACACGGCAAGAGTCACAGCTTCAGATGTGCATTCCCAATTAACTGACTTTGCAGCAGCGATTGCTGCTCTTTTGCTGGTGGCCTGCCACTTTGCTTTTCCTTTCGCGGTATCAATGACCACGATTCTACCAGTGACTCTGTGCTTAAACGCCTTCTTGGAGCCTGATGGCGATGGCTTGCCTAGGATGGTAAAGGATATTTCACTCATACCTTTCTCCAGATCGTTTCAATCCCTTGATCAGTCGCCGTATAATCGCCAAAAATGTTTGGAGATTCAGCCTGCAACACGTCTAGGACTGCAATTGCCAGTCGTTGAATTTCAGCGTCCGCATGGATCGAGCCACGCAACTCCAAGAAGTGCCGCCATGCTCTGGCGTTTCCAGTGACAAAGATCTTTGTTTCAGTGCAGTTTGGCAGGACAGCACGAGCGGTTTCCCTAGCTCGTTTGCGTCTCAGTGTTGAATTGTCGATGTCGGCAAAATCGTTGTATTCCAGCGTCTCAATTAGCGACTCGTAAGATGCTAAAGATAAAGCAATATTACTTGTCCAAACCAGTTCAGCGGAGCTGTCAGGCTTGATACCAGGTGGACGCACAAATGAGACCTTGTCCACATATCGTTGACTGAGCTGTGAATAACTCATACCAGCACGATGCCTGACCAGCTCGTGAGTTAGTGACCTGCTCACACCAGTGAAAATCATCGAATAGACAGCATGCTCCAAAACGGAGCCATGTCCGACTTCCAAGATGTGATTGATGTAAGCCTGGTTCCCTCCTGGTCGCGGCTTGGCGAAGCTCATATAGCACAATCGGCCAGCAATCTCGACCAGAGCTTCGCTATCCGATTGGGCCGTAGTCGAAAACTCCGGCACGTCATGGTCGCCTAAAAAGCGATCCATTTCGGTTACGCTGCCAAGCTGTTTGCCGACCAGGTAGACCGATGGTTTTGTGATAATATTCACGCTTCGACCTTTGCATATCCTGCGGGTATGTTTTGGTAATACAGATTGGAGTTTCGAGCCTCTAATCGCATCAAGGGCTTCTTTGGCCAAGTCAACCTGGCGTGAAATACAGCATGTTGAATTACGCTAAAAACCTCTTGAAACCGAGCCTCATTAAATTCTGGATCTTCAGCCGGAATGAATTCAACAGTCTCAGGCTCAGGAGGATAGCATCGAGGGCATTCACCCTCAGACTCTGAAAACGTGTTGCGACATTCAGCACAATGATAAACAGGCCCCGTTTTCCTCTTGGCCTTTGCCTCTTTAACATCACGACTGTTAATCGTGTCGCGGCCTTGCTCGGCGGCAATCGCTTTGGCTTGCTCTGCCACGCTGGGACGATCTTCAGCAGGAACTGAGATGAACTCGCGTGCTGTCTTCTCGTTAGGAATGTCAACCGTGGTTGACAAGCCACTTGCGATCTCAGCCGATTGGATTTGAAGCGAAGCAAACTGGCGGGTGAATCCCCACTTGCTCTGACAATATTCCTCGAAAGTGTCAAACTCGCCTCGATAAAGCCGACTCACCCTGATTTCCATCAATGCTGTTCCGACTTCAACGAATGCTTGTTTGCCGCGATTAATGACGGTTTCAAGCTGTTGCAGCTTTGTTTGTTCAAGCTCGCTTAATGATCCAGCAATAAACGCAGGATCAACTATATTAATTTCAGATTCATTCACTGGTGACAACTCCATTATTCCGTTGTTTCGCTTCCCACACTTCCAGCCGATCCACATTAATTTCGCGGGGCGCTTCGATGCCCAGCTTGATCTTGTCGCCGCGAATTTCGACGACTGTGACGATGTGGCCGTCAATGATGATGGATTCATTTTTCTTCCGTGATAAAACCAGCATTGCTGTAACCTCCGTGATGCGTTGTTTGAATGCCGGGGGTTGGTCGCCCCCGGCGCGAGTATGATAGGTCAACTCCCCCTGGTATCCTTGTGAGTCCGGCAGGCTGATTGCCCACGAACAAACTCGAATCAACCAACTAGGAGTCTGTCAGCAGGCTGGATTTAGCCCCTGACAAGTCGCGTGTAGGAATCGAACCTACCGAAAGCCCTATTGGTAAGGGCTATTGCCCAGCCGCGACAAATTGCCATCCGTGGCAGCGGTCACCATCCATGAATCCCGTTTGACATCTGCTCATTACTGATCGCGCTCATGAAACTCGCCACAGATGCCACCGCCTCAACGACTTTCAGGAGTGCAAGTCTCACCAACTCTTAGCGGCCTGACGGGATTGATTCGTCGCAGCACTCGTCCACTGCTGTGACCTTGGGTAAAACCACGCGATTGGATGAGCCTCGAAAGCCTCTGATGGCTCTGATCACATCCAGTGCAAACCGTTCCACAACTGCCGATTCCTGATCGTCCAGAAATTCGCCTGGCGAAATGGTCAGGATCGGATTCGTTTGCTTTTTGAACCTGTCCATCTCGTCGTGAATGAACTCTAAATCTGTCTTAGTCATGATTAATCCTTGGAGTCTGGGTAAGGTGACCACCGGCCTAGCGCCTGTGATTCACTTTCAAGAAAATCGTTGCCGTCTTTGTCTTTACCAACACTCACCAGCTTTTCAGGTGAGTAAGGCGAGCTTTCCCAATCGAGCTTTTCTTCTGACCAATCTGGATGTTCCGCCCTCAGTGTCGCCCTGGTCGCGAGCAGCTCGGCCTCAAGCAACTTCCGCCAGCGAATATTGTGAGGTCTCAGATATGCCGGATCGGCTGATCTCACACCGTCCATAAATGAAAGCAGTCGTTCGCGGTGCCTGGCTCGCTCAGATCCCGCCAGAACAGATTGACCTGTTCTGGCAGCAAAGATGATTTGCAGAGAAGTCACCATCAGAAAGGCACCCCATCAACTTCATCGTGTGGATCAAAGGCATGGCCATTTGTGCGAGTCTGGTCAAGATGTTGTTTCATGGCCCGATCCGCATCAGTCTCAGTCACTCCACCACCTGGCCGAACTTGCATCCGGCCTCTCAGGTGTGGTGCAATCTCCACAGATTTGGGAAGGTCCGATAAAGGATTGAAACCTGTGGATCCGCCAAACGATTCGCCATCGGCCAACTTCATAAAGGCGACCAGGTAAAGAGATACGCCAATATTTTTGGTCACTTTATAAGTGGCCGGTGTCACCAGCATCTGGCCGATACAGCCACCGTAGATTTCATTCCGGTTTGTGATCGGTCTACCGTGCCTGTCAATCACCATAGGTGGCTTTGATTCGCCTGTGCTGGCAGATATCACCCAACAGCCTGATTCGGCATGGCCGGTCTTAAGATTGCCATCCTTGTCAAGCATCTTGTCGCCATCTTTGATGGCACAATTTGTGTGAGTTGTCAGCTTTCGCAGATTCGGGCCGAAAGCTATTTCAGAGATGCGTTGCATTTCAGCAATCAGTTCATCAGGCATCTCAGACTTGAGAAGCAAAATATTGGCCGAATAAAACAGCCTGTTTTGCTTGATCTCGTTAGGCTTGGCCTCAAAGAGATTTGGGTAGCTCAGGATGCCTTGTGGCGTCCATGTCTTTTGTCCGTATACGGATTCAGTCTTGGTTGCTGTGCTCATCTATCTGATCCTTTTGAATACTTTTGAAGACTGTTGAAAACTGTTAAAGACTTTTGAATAACTCACCTGGGCCGAAGGGAGGTTCGGCCCAGGGTGCTGGAGAGTCACACCAATGAAGGTGCTCTGTTGGCTATCGCAGCTTTAGCGGTGCGAATAGCGTGTTCGACAAGGTGCTTGCGAACGGTCGGTAAACCGTCTTCTTCAAGCCAGCTCAGTTCAGACTCGATCCAATCGAGCTTCTGGCCAGCTTCAGCAAGGGTGATAAATTTCAGGATCCAGCGAGAATCGTCGATGGTTTCCTGTGATCGCTCCAACCGTTTCGCCATAACACGGTTGATCAGCTTTTGCTGCTCCCAAGTGCGTGCAACAATGTCACGCAGCTCGGCTTTGACGCAGTCGGTTTCGATGCTCATTAGATTGACTCCAGTAATGCTTTAGAGGCGTTGATTTCGTCTGCTAAAATTCGATGCGCAGTGGACGAATGCCACTGATAATCGTCGTCATGAATTGGATATAGAGCTGCGTGAACGAGATTTTGAAGTTGGTCCCGCAGCTTGGCGTTCTCGCGTGTCAACCGGTCAATGTGGTTGATGTGCTGAATGTGGGTGTCGATGTCGCAATAGTTCATGACTTGTCCCCTAAAAGTGCTTCCGCTGATTTAAGCTCGTTGCCTAAAACACGATGATCTGTTGGGTAATCCAGAAAGAATGTTGTCATGTTGAACGGGATGTAAGCCGCCCAGATGAGCGATTGAAGTTGAAGTTCCAGCAACTGCACACGGCAGGCGAGACGAGTGATGGTTTCGCGACTGGTGTAGGAGTTGTGGTGCAACATGAATTCGGCCTTAGTCATCGGTCGTCTCCCATGGCCAGGCTACGAACCTTTGAACAACTGATCATGGCTTGGGAAAGAAGAACTCTGGCTTCCTCGATGGTCGTCTGAGGACGGTCGAGCAGGTTGTTGATGGCTTGCAGATCCTGATAGTTCAGGTCCAGCCATCTGGCTCGGTTCTCTTCACGTGCCTGACGATCCAAATGGAACCGTTCGGAAAGTTCGTTGGCCATGCGCTCTTCCTCCACCTGGTGGTTGTCATAATCCCTCAGCCCGTCACGAAGACGGGTCTGATGGTCAGCTAATTCTTGATCAAGTAAGACGTTCATTTCGGTGACTCCAGCAAAGAGTTGTTGGGTAAATTCAGAACCAGCCACGGACAAGACGGATAACAAGACTGGCGTTGTCTTTTGTAAGTGCCTTCAACCGGCGAGCCGTATCCACTCCCATGTAATCCCGGTCATTCAGGCTGAACCGGTTATGGGTCAGGTGCGACATCAAAGCAGCACGCTGATCAGAGTTGAGAAGTTGACGACCTTTAGGGGCTTGTGTTGCGATCATTTCGGTGACTCCAGCAAAGAGTTGGTTAGTGATAGTTCGAAGTTTG